CAAAGAAAAATAATCTTTGGAAAACTCTTCATGATCAACCTCTCGAAGAAGTCAAATTTGATTCTATTCGAGAATGTAGAGATTTTATCAAACGATATGATGAAGTTGACAATTTTAAAATTTATGGGAATACAAGATATGAATACGCCTTTATTGCTGATGAGTTCAAAGGAATGGTCGAATGGGATCAGTCGAAAATTAACATTGCAGTTATCGACATCGAAGTCGGTTCGGAAAATGGCTTTCCTGACCCATACAAAGCAAATGAGCCAATTACAGCAATCTCAATCAAAAAACTCAATGGAGAAATGAAAGTCTATGGCTGCCAAGAATTTCATAATCAACAAAGTAATGTATCCTATATTAAATGTGCTGATGAATGGACCCTATGTAAAAGCTTTCTCAAAGATTGGGTAGAAGATTATCCTGATGTAATCACAGGCTGGAATACAAAGTTCTTCGATATTCCATATCTCATCAATCGCTTCACTAAACTTCTTGGTGAAGATGAAATGAAGAAGCTTTCACCTTGGAATATGGTCAACGAAAGAAATACCAATATCAAAGGGCGAGAGTTAACAGCATATGAAATTCTAGGTGTGAGTTCTCTCGATTACATTGAACTATACAAATGGTACGCTCCTGGTGGTAAGTCACAGGAGAATTATCGTTTGGACAATATTGCAAACGTTGAACTTGGTGAAAGTAAATTGTCGTATGATGAGTATGATAATCTTCACCAGTTGTATCGATTGAACTATCAAAAATTCATCGAGTATAATATTAAAGACGTTGAACTAATTGAGAAACTTGAAGATAAACTAAAACTTATCGAATTGGGTCTGACTCTCGCATATGATACGAAATCGAACTATGATGACATTTTTGCTCAGACAAGAATGTGGGATGCTCTGATTTATAATAACCTAATTGAAAAGGGTATTGTAGTACCACCCAGAGAAATCAGTGAAAAAGATGAACGTTTCGAAGGTGCATATGTTAAAGAACCTCAAATCGGTATGCACAATTGGGTTGCATCGTTCGATTTGAATAGTCTGTACCCACACTTGATGATGCAATACAACATCTCACCAGAGACTTTGATTGATCCTAAAGATTATGATCAGGAGATGTTTGATATCATTAGTCGTGGTGTTACTGTTGAAAAACTTCTGAACAAAGAAATCAATACAGATTCTTTGAGTGGTGTTACTTTGACACCCAATGGGCAATTCTTCCGTACAGACAAACAAGGTTTCTTGCCAAAGATGCTTGAAGATATGTATGAAGATCGCAAGAAGTTTAAGAAGATGATGCTTCAAGCAAAACAAGAATATGAAAATGAGAAAGATGCAGGTAAGAAAGTAGAAATCAAAAAGCGTATTGCTCGTTATGATAATCTGCAACTTGCTAAAAAAGTTTCTCTGAACTCCGCTTATGGTGCGATGGGTTCACAATATTTCCGTTTCTTCGATTTGAGGCAAGCACTTGCAGTTACAATGGCTGGGCAGTTGTCAATTCGTTGGATTGAGAATCGACTAAATCAATATATGAACTCACTTTTGAAAACTGATGGTGTCGATTATGTCATTGCTTCGGATACAGACTCGATTTATTTGCGCCTTGGTGAACTTGTTAACAAAGTTTTTTCTGAAAAGAAAGAGACTGAGAAAATTGTCTCCTTCATGGATCGTGTCTGTGAGGATAAATTTCAACCGTTTATTGATAAGAGTTACTCTGAACTTGCTGACTATGCTCATGCATACGCTCAAAAAATGCAAATGAAACGTGAAGGTCTTTCCGATAAAGGTATCTGGACTGCAAAGAAGCGTTATATTCTGAATGTTTATAATAATGAAGGCGTTCAATACAAAGAACCTCAAATGAAAGTCATGGGTCTAGAGATGGTTAAATCTTCTACACCCTCTGCTATTCGTGAGAGGATGAAAGAAGTAATTAAGTTGACAGTAACATCAAACGAAGATTCTGTTCAGAAATTTATTGAGAACTTCAAAAAAGAATTCGATAAATTGCCTCCTGAAGAGATATCTTTTCCTCGTTCAGTCAATGGTCTAGACAAATATTCAGACAGACAGTCCATATATACTAAAGGAACTCCGATTCATGTAAAGGGTGCGCTTCTTTATAACCATATGTTGAATAAGAAAGGTCTTTCTAAAAAATATCCTCTTATTCAAGAAGGTGAGAAATTAAAATTCACATATCTAAAGAAGCCTAATCCTATTGATGATACAGTTATTTCGTATCCCAATAGATTGCCTTCAGAGTTTGGTCTTGACAATTACGTTGATTATGATTTACAATTTGAGAAGTCGTTTCTTGAGCCAATCAAAATTATTCTAGATTGTATCGGTTGGTCAGCAGAAAAAACAAATTCATTAGATAGCTTTTTCTAAGGAAATATTATGAGTTTATTGGATAAAATCAAAAAGAATTCTACAATTAAAGATGCATCGATTCTTTCGAAATCGAAATTCTTTAATGAGAAAGATATGATTCCTACGGGAATCCCTATGGTAAATGTAGCATTGAGCGGTAGACTGGATGGCGGTCTTACTCCAGGTTTAACTATGTGGGCTGGTCCTTCTAAACATTTTAAATCAGCATTTAGTCTTTTAATGGCTAAATCGTACATGGAGAAATATGAAGATTCTGTTCTATTGTTTTATGACTCTGAGTTTGGTACTCCTCAGTCTTACTTTAATACATTCAGCATCAATACTGAACGAGTCCTTCACACACCCATTACCGATATTGAACAATTAAAGTTTGATATCATGAAACAATTGGAAACAATTGAACGGGGTGAACGTGTGATGATTATCGTCGATTCGATTGGTAATCTTGCTTCAAAGAAAGAAGTTGAAGATGCACTGGACCAAAAGTCTGTTGCTGATATGAGCAGAGCGAAACAAGTTAAAAGTTTGTTTCGCATGGTCACTCCCCACCTTACACTGAAAGATATTCCAATGGTTGTAGTGAATCACACTTACAAAGAAATTGGTATGTTTCCGAAAGATATTGTTGGTGGTGGTACAGGTTCATATTATTCAGCAGACAACATTTTCATTCTCGGTCGCCAACAAGAAAAAGATGGCACTGAAATTACTGGTTATAACTTTATTATTAATGTGGAGAAATCTCGCTATGTCAAAGAAAAATCAAAAATTCCTATCTCTGTTTCGTTCGAAGGTGGTATTCAAAAATACTCCGGGCTCCTGGATGTAGCACTTGAAGGTGACTTTGTAATTAAGCCAAGTAATGGGTGGTATTCCAAAGTTAACAAAGAAACAGGTGAAATTTCTGACAAGAAATATAGATTCGATGCAACACAGACCGAAGAATTCTGGAAAGAAATGTTAAATAATCCAGAGTTTAAAGAATATGTGAGAAAGAAATATGAAATCGCTTACGGAAACATTATGGGAAATGCTTCAGTTTTGGAAGAAGCCCAAGAAACTGAAGCTTGATGAAGACTTTCAGTTTCACGATTTTCCCGATACTGATTTAACTGGCATAAGGATTCTTAAAGGTCCTTATGCTGGTGTTTTATATTATTATACGAATGCTGCTGTAGAAGAGCAAGGTTACCTAGCTACACTTCGATTTGGATATATGGTCGTTGACTCTGGTAATCTTAACAAAATGGACTTGGAAAAAGACGAAAATTTTGTTACAATGCTTGGTGACATTCTCTCTGAAATTATTTTAATGGAAGGTAATTTTGAATCGCCTCGAACATTCTATTCTGAAAAATCTGATCTATAATGAAGAATACACTCGAAAGGTTATGCCTTTCATCAATCATGAATATTTTTCCGACTCTACAGAAAAATATATTTTCAAAGAAGTAAAAGACTTCATTGAGAAATACAAAACGATGCCAACGAAAGAAGCGTTGGTAATTAATTTTGTAGAATCTAAAACTTTAACTGAAGAGCAGGTGAGGAGTTGTGTGGATCTTGTAAATGAGATTCACAAGCACAAAGATGAACCTACAGAAACTCAGTGGCTAACTGAACAAACTGAAAAGTTTTGCCAAGATCGAGCATTGTATAATGCAATCATGGAATCAGTTAGTATTCTTGATGATAAGAAAACTAATAAATCAAAAGGTGAAATTCCCAAGATTCTTTCCGATGCACTGGGTGTTTCTTTCGATAACAATGTTGGGCATGACTATATTAACGACTATGAAAGACGTTTTGAATTCTACCATCAAAAAGAAGAACGAATTCCGTTCGACTTGGATTACTTTAACAAGATTACAAAAGGTGGGCTACCTAACAAAACACTCAATATTGCTCTTGCTGGGACTGGTGTTGGTAAGTCTCTCTTCATGTGTCATGTTGCTGCATCGTGTATTTCTCAGGGTTATGATGTTTTGTATATCACAATGGAGATGGCTGAAGAAAAAATTGCAGAAAGAATCGATGCAAACCTATTGAACATCAGCATTAACGATTTGCATGTAATTCCTAAAGAAGATTACACCAAAAGATTTTCTGCACTCCAAAGTAAAACTCAAGGTAAACTTATTATCAAAGAATATCCGACTGCATCAGCTAGTGCATTACATTTCCGTTCATTGTTAAATGAACTTCAATTGAAGAAGAATTTCAGACCAAAGATTATCTTTATTGACTATTTGAATATCTGTTGTTCCAGTCGGCTGAAGATGGGAAGCAGTGTCAATTCTTATACCTATATCAAATCAATTGCTGAAGAACTTCGTGGTCTTGCTGTAGAGTTTGGTGTTCCAATCGTTTCTGCTACACAAACAACTCGATCTGGCTTCAGTAACTCTGACGTTGGGCTAGAAGATACTAGTGAATCATTTGGTCTTCCAGCGACGGCTGACTTCATGTTTGCACTTATCAGCACAGAGGAATTGCAACAACTTGGGCAGATGATGGTCAAACAGTTGAAAAATCGATACAATGATCCAGGTGTCAATAAGAAATTTGTCATTGGAGTTGACAGGGCTAAAATGAGACTGTATGATGTAGAATCTAATGCACAAGACTTGATTGACTCTGGAATGGATGATGATAAGCCCATCAATACATTTGGAAATAGAGATAGAAAAGACTTTGGATCTAAATTTGGAGGAGTAAAAGTATAAATACCCAATAAACTATTGGAGTCTTTATGCCCGGATCGTTAAAAGTTCACGGACTGTTATTTAAACATAGTACACTAGATAAATCTTATGTTTTAAATTCTCCTTCTCCTACAGAAAGAGGTGAACTAGCAGTTTTAGAACAAATTAATGGGTATATTATGAAAATAGGATCTCCAATTACTGTGAAAGCTGGGCGACATACATTTAAAAATATTTACGGGGCAAATAAAGTAGAAGGCACTCCTAAGGCTGATATTGCTCTAGTTACATTTAATGCTAAGACCAAGAAGTTCGAAGATGTATGTTTCATATCTCATAAAATGGGATCCGATGCTGGAGGCTTTCAACAATATAGCGGTATTACTCCGAAAGCTGACGGCCAAAAGACAGGTTCTATCTCAAAAGACAAGAATGTGGTTGATTTTTTGAGAAAATTGAGTGGCTATCACAATACTATTGTCGGAGCTAAAAAAAGATTCTATGCAGTAGTTAAGGATAGAAAATTAATAGGTAAGTCTATATACGGTCCTCAGTTCGGTGAAACTAGATTTGGAATAGATAACATTCATCTAATAGGTCAAGGTGATGTTAGAATGTCTGTTGTTGGAAATGCACACAAATTAGATTTTACCGCACACGCAAGCTACAACCCAGATGTTTCAGAATTCATGAAGAACGGATACACAACTATTATAGGTGCTCGTTATTCTTCAGGAAGAAATTATGAAGTAGATGGAGTAACCTATAAAAGTGTTAGGGTTTTAATTATGCCGAAAAAATTAATTGGTTCTAAGGCTGAAGAAATATGAACTTCAAAGATTTTATAGTTGAGTCTTCGAAGGAAGGAAAGAATGTTCATCTAGAACATATCGAAGATGAAGTAATCAATCGCGGTGTTCCTGGTGCAAGGGATGCGATTAATTTTTTGCGATCTTTAAGAGACATGCTTGCAGGTAATGCAGATTCGAAAGTAAATGTCACAACAAAATGGGATGGTGCGCCAGCAGTCTTCGCGGGTGTTAATCCAGAAAATGGAAAATTCTTCGTTGCAACTAAAGGCATTTTCAATGTTGATGCAAAACTAAATTATACTGATGAAGACATCGACAGAAATCATCCAGGTGAAGGCTTGAATAAAAAACTCAAGACAGCACTCACCTATCTTCCTAAATTGGGTATCGATGGTATTCTTCAAGGTGATATGATGTTTGGTGAAGATGATTTAGGAGAAGCAGAAAAAGAAATAGATGGGCAAATGTATTTGACATTTAAACCTAATACGATTGTCTATGCTGTACCAGTCGAAAGCAAATTGGCTAAATCGATGAAAGCAGCTAAGATGGGTATTGTATTTCATACTTCATATACAGGTAAAACTATAGCATCATTGAAGGCATCATTTAATATCGACATAAACAATTTAAAGAAAACAAAAGATGTTTGGTTCAGGGATGCATATTTTATTGATGCCTCAGGTACAGTAACTTTTACCAAAGAAGAAACTAAACAAATTACATCTATTCTATCTCAAGCAGGTACCGTATTTTCTAGAATCAATTCATTATCAATGAATCGTATCGCTGCATCAGACATTATACAAACTCAAATTAAAACATTTAACAACACCAAAGTTCGTTCAGGGCAAAAAATTACTAACCCAGTATCACACGCTGTTGAGTTGACTAAATGGGTTGAAGATAAACTGAATAAAGAAATTTTATCTGCTAAAAAGAAAGACACAAAAGAAAAGAGAATGGCAGAAAAAAACGAATTGGTGAGATTCTATAGAGGAAACAACTCCGATTTGGTTGCAATATTCACATTACAAAATCTATTAGTTGATGCTAAAAATATGATTATTAAAAAACTTCAACAAATAAAACAAGTGACAAATACTTTTGTTCAAACCGATGATGGATATAAAATTACTAATCCAGAAGGTTTCGTTGCGGTAGATAAACTAAAAGGAAATGCAGTTAAGTTAGTTGATAGACTAGAATTCAGCCATCTAAACTTCACTGCACAGAAAAACTGGAGTAAGTAATGTATAACTTTAAGCAATTTGAAGTGTTACATGAAGCAGCATATGCTGGTAATATAGGTATTATGGAACTAATTAAATTTAAAAAACATGCTAATGAAAATCAAAAGAAATCTTTCGATGATCATGTTAAAAATAAAAGACATAAAGAAGCATGGGATCTAGTTCAGAAAGTTACTGGAGTTAAACTACATAAAAGTGTCAGTGAAGAAAAGAAGTCGCCAAATCCTGATATCTTACCTGTAGCAGGAGCAGGGCAATGGGGCACAAAACACCTGGTAAAGAAGTATAAAAAGGACACACCAGGCCAATAAACGTACTATATAAAATGAAGGAGCTATATTATGAAAGATTTGATTATAGGATGTGCGAATAATTACACATGGGAAACCCTAAAGTATTGGGTTAACTCTATCAATAAATGCGGTTTTGAAGGTGAGAAAGTTCTCATTCTAATGAACTGCGATAACGAATCTGCAAGAAAAGTAATTGAAGCGGGATTTAAAGTCATTGGATTCGGTCAAGACGAACAAGGAAATCTTAAATATGAGCCTGGAAGAATTCCTGTTCATGTAGAAAGATTTATTCACATTTACGATCATCTCTGTAGGAACGATTATCGTTATGTTATTACAACCGATGTCAAAGATGTTGTATTCCAACAAAATCCCATCGATTGGCTAGAAAACAATTTAGGTGATAAAGGTTTAGTCTTTGCTTCTGAAAGCATGAAGTATAAAGACGAGCCTTGGGGCAATCAGAATCTTTTAGAGACTTATGGTCCCTACATTCACGAAAAATATAAAAACAACACTATCTACAACGTCGGCGTTCTAGCTGGTCGTGCCACACAAATGCGCGATTTGATTATCAATATCTTTACCGCAGCAATCAATCGCCCAATTCCTATTTGCGACCAATCTACATTTAATTTTATGATTTCTATGACACCATATACGCACACTTGCAAATATATGAATTCTGAAGATGGTTGGGCAGCACAATTAGGTACAACAGCAGACCCATCTAAAATAGAACAGTTTAGACCTTTTCTTTTAGAAGCAGAACCTAAGATGGTCGAAGGTAAAGTTACTACTTCGACTGGAAAAGAGTTTACAATCGTTCATCAGTATGATAGAGTACCAGAATGGCGAAAAGTTATTGAGGCGAAATATGGTTGATGGTGTGTTTTTTGTTAGTTCTGCTTTAAATGTTAAGCAGTTATCTGTTTTTAATAATCATCAAAGATTTGAACAGACGGTAGAAACCGTAAAATCAATACAAAAGTATTGCCCAAACAACAAGATTATTATGTTCGATGCTTCTTATGATATGCCTTTATCAGAATATGTTGGACAACTAGGTCTTATGGGTGTACATTTTTTGTATGTGGGATCAAATCCTCAAATCAAACACTTTTCGAGTGTTGGTTTGAGGAGTCTCGCTGAAACATTGAGTTTTATCATTGCACTCGATTGGTATTCAAAAAATAAAATTGAAACTAAACGATACTATAAGATGTCTGGAAGATACAAGTTAAATGATAATTTTGTATTAAATCAAGATGATTTTAAAGACTCATTTGTGTTTCTTCCCACGGTAAATTCTTGGATGACAAAAGACAAACAAGAGAGAGCGGGTGTCGATACAATTTTCGAATTGAGACTTTGGCACATGGATGCTTCTTTGTTTGATACATTTCAATCTAAGCTGCCTATTATTTTTAATGATTGTTTGGAATATGATATTGATGTTGAGCATTCTTATTACAAACATTTAAATAAATTTAAATGGGTACAAATTCAACCTATTGGATTAGAAGGTGTTATAGCACCTACAGGAGCAATTATTAATGAGTAAACATGTTTTGATTACTGGTGGTGCAGGCTTCATTGCACACCATGTTATTGATCTTTTGATTCGAGTCACAGATTGGAAAATTACAACGATTGACCGGCTAGATTATTCTGGCAATTTAAATCGTCTACATGAAGTTTTGGAGAGTTATGATAGAGAAGTTCAGAAGAGAGTTAATGTAGTCTTTCATGATTTGAAAGCAGAGATTAATCCTATCACGCAAAACTTTCTCCATAAACACGGAAATATTGATGTGATTCTTCATTTGGCTGCATCTTCGCATGTAGATAGGTCGATCACCCATCCGATGGAATTTATTTTCGATAACACTATCGGTACTGCTCATCTTCTTGAGTTTGCAAGAAAACTTCCATATCAGTTAGAAACTTTCCTGTATTTCAGTACCGACGAAATCTTTGGTGTTGCACCTCCTGGTGTTGCATACAAAGAGCGTGATAGGTATAATTCTACGAATCCATACTCTGCATCAAAAGCTGCTGCTGAAGAATTGTGTGTTGCATATGAAAACACATATAAACTTCCAATGATGATTACACATACAATGAATGTATTTGGTGAGAGACAAACACCAGAGAAATTTATTCCTTTGTGTATTGATCGGGTGCGTAAAGGTGAAAAAATCTTTATTCATTCAGATCATACTAAAACTCAAGCAGGCAGTCGATTCTATATTCATGCCGCAGATGTTGCAGATGCACTTTTATTCTTGGTCAAAAACAAGCCAGTTCCAGAAATGGATTATGGTAATGCAAGATGCCCTAAGTTTAATATTGTTGGTAAAGAAGAAGTTGATAATCTAACGCTTGCTAAACTTGTTGCTAAAGCACAAGGAAAAGATTTGATTTATGAAATGGTAGATTTTCATTCGAGTAGACCAGGGCATGATTTGCGTTATGCACTTGATGGTGAATTGATGAGAAGTCTCGGATGGGAACCTAAAGTTGCCTTCTCTCAAAGAATTAAACAGGTGAGTGATTGGTATTTGGAGAATGACAGATGGTTAATGTAGAAGCAATTAGTAATTGTATTGCATGTGGGCACGACACTTTAATTCCTGTTTTGGATTTAAAAGAACAGCCCCTTGCAAACTCTTATAAGAAAAGTCGAGATGAAGTTCAGGAAACTTATCCTCTAGCAATTGTTCGGTGTGATAACTGTTACCATGTCCAATTGACGCATCGAGTTAATCCTGATTTGATGTTTAAGGATTATTTGTATGTTTCCGGTACAGCCAAATCTCAATTGGAATATTTTGATTGGTTTTCACAATTCACTGCTGAAAAATTTGGAACCAAACCTCGCACAGTTTTAGATATTGGCTGTAATGATGGAAGTCAGTTAAACTATTTTCAGGATCAGGGAGCACAAACTTATGGTGTGGATCCTGCTGAAAATCTTTATGCAACATCTTCTCAGAGACATGAGGTTGTTTGTGGTTACTTCACAGGTAAAGAGTTTAGCCAAAGTTTTGATGTGATTGTTTGTCAAAATGCATTCGCACATAATTATGATCAATTAGAGTTGTTGCAAAATATTCGTAATGTAATGCATAAAGATAGTTTACTTTTTGCAACCACATCTCAATCTGATATGATTTTAAATGGCGAGTTCGATACGATTTACCATGAGCATTTGTCTTTCTATAATATCAAATCTATTGATGCTCTTTGTAAACGTGCAGATTTACATTTAGTTGATGTTGTAAAATCTCCTGTGCATGGAACAAGTTACATTTTCATCATCTCTAAGTTTTCAAAAGCACCAAAAACTATCGAGAATCTAATTGCATTGGAAACTAAATCTGGTCTTTATTTTCCAGAAACATATGTTCAATATTATGAACGATGTAACGATATATTGAAGAAATTTAAGAATATTGTTCAGGAAATGAAAGAACAAGGAATTACTACTGTTGGCTTAGGTGCTCCAGCAAAAGGAAACACTCTACTAAATGCAGCAGAAACTTCTCTGGACTTTATCATCGATGAAAATCCTTTGAAACAAGGATTGTTTACACCCGGAAGTTCTGTGCCCATCTATGGTATGAATCATCTTGACAATTTCAAATATTTTGATACAATATGCTTTATTCCTCTTGCATGGAACTTTTATGGTGAAATGAAAAGAAAAGTTCAAACATATAGAGTTGGAAAGAAAGACGTTTTTGTTAAATATTTTCCTGAATTTAGTATTGAAAAATGAGAATAGGTTTTGGTTTTTATGGAATCTCCCATGGTCTAGACAAAAAAACTGGCTACTACAGAGACTTTCGTGATTGTTGGGAAAACATAAAAGAAAATGTGATTCAACCTTTCGTTGATTTGAAAAACGAAGCTGTGATTTATGCCTCCACCTATAGGATGGAAGATAAAAAGGCCGAAGAAGACTTTTGGTCTTATGTAAATCCTAGAAAAGTTATTTTTAGCCAACTTGAAGGTTCGGATGCATTTACTGCTAAATCTGCTCTGCATAATGCTTTTGATGGAGAGGATTTAGACTTGGTGGTTTTCACCAGGTTTGATATTCTCTTTCATCAAAAGATTACTACTTTTCCAATTGATTTCACCAAAGTTAATATATTTTTTCCGGAAGACCCGATGTGGTGGCAATCGCATAGATTTGTTTGTGATTGTTTCTATATTTGGAATCACAAATTTAGCGATCAGGTTAAATGGGCTATGAGAGAAACATATGGATGGCCCAGAGGCACAATGTATCCGGATACACACGGTATACTAAATTTCTTAGTTCCAAGAATCGGTCCAGAAAATATTAGTTTCATGAGTAATCAAAATCATATTAGTAATGTGAATGATTTTTATACTTTATGTAGACCTAATGTTCCAGAACACCCAAAGAAACACCCTTTCGTGAAGGCAAAATATGGCTAATAATTTGATAGTGTGCCCCGCTGGAATGTACATTCCAAAAGATTCAAGATGGAAACATGAAGATCATTGGCGATGGGTACATAATGAGAGAGATTATGAAACTCTCGTTATTGTTTATAACGATTTTGAACCTGAGCCAGGATCATATGATCATATTGTTCACATTAAAGGGCATAAGTGGCAGTTGATGCAGAAGGTCAAAGATATTATTGATATTGAACGATTCAAGTATATCGGTTGTGTTGATGACGATTTGATTACTGGATATCAAGACTTCAATACTGGATTAAAATATGCACAAGCATACAACTTCGGATATTGGCAACTATCGATGCCTCACGATTCTAGTTTAATTTATGAGCCACTATTCAATGACCCAGCGTGTGATTTTTCTGAGACAAATTTTATTGAGATGGGGTCGTGCTTCTTTAGATTAGATTTGTTTAAATTTTTGATGGAGTTTATTGGGCACTGGAATCTAGAAATAGCATGGGGTATCGATAAAACCTTTTACGATTTGTTCCAACAGCCCGCATATGTCATTCACTCTGCAATGATTCATCAACCATTTAGAGACAGTTATTATGATAAGACTGCTGCAATGAATGAAATGAACGATTATTTGTTTAGAAGATATCCAGAAATTCTTGAGAAACATTATGGCAGAAAATCTAATTTTGTCGATAGACAAGTGACTTTTAGAAAGTTTAAATTAAATGATAAAACTGATAATTCTTGATGTTGATGGAGTTTTAACTGATGGTAAGAAGTATTATGATAGAGATGGAACTGTCAGATTAAAAACTTTTTGTGATAAAGATTGGACTGCAATTAAGAGATTTAGAGCACAAGGAATTAATGTCATATTCTTAACTGGTGATCCTTTTAATGTTTCAATCGCAGAAAATAGAAAGATTGATGTTATAGTCAATCGTCAGAATGGAACTCACACCGACAAAGCAGATTACTTGAATGAAATATGTCAGGAGTATGGTGTGAATTCAGACGAAATTCTTTTTGTTGGTGATGATATTTTCGATTATGGATTGATGTCTTTAATAGGATATAAGTTTTGCCCATTTGATGCGGTAAATGAATTGAAGAATATTTGTATCGTTTTGAAAAACAATGGCGGTAATAATTTAATATCTGAATTGTATGAATACCTTACTACTAAAGATATGATACCTCCTTACGATTTAAAAGAACATTTGAATCGAGTTTATGAATTAGATAAAAAAGAGAAGTTTTGATGTTTGATTTTGCAATTTATGGGCAATTAGTTGTAGATAATATCTTTGATGGCGATTTTAATACAATGAATCTAGGAGGCATAGCGAATACCGTTCGTGCCTTTAATGAGATTGATAATGGCTTGCAAATAGGAATATCACCTATGACTTTGGGATATGCTGATATTTTCATAGAAAGATCGAAAAACAATCGAAGTTCTGTTGCAAGTTTGAACGAGCATTTAATCACACCAATCAAACTACTTAATTCTAGAGTTCACCATTTCATGTATATTAATGAACTTGAGAATTTACAAATGATTCCTTTTTTAGAAGGAGTTTTAACTGCTGATACCTGTAAAGGTAAAGAAATGAAGGATCAGGATCTAATTAAATTATTAGATTACATCTTTGTTTCTGATGAAGATTGTCAGAATGTAGATTTTCTAGTCAGTAATATTAAGAGAGGAGTATTCTTTCACACAAAATATGGTTGTGATTATATAAGCAGAGAAAACAAATATACATACAATATACCGCAAAATATGATAGTTAAAAATGCAAATGTGTTGGGTGCGGGTGATATGTTTGCTGCCGGCGTTCTGTATTCTCTATACTATATGAATTTAACTGAAGAAGATGCGATTCAGAATGCCTGCATTTTTACTTCGAATATGATTAGGAAATATAATGAAAAAGTATAATTTGTTACTACCTATTGCTGGTAAAGCACAGAGATTTTTGGATGCTGGCTATACAATGCCCAAGCCTCTGATTTTAGCAAAACACAAACACGTTATTGATTGGTCATTATCATCGATCAATACTAGAGAATGCAATCTAATTTTTATTGTTAGATTGGATCATATCTACAATTTCAGTATTGATAGAATTTTAAAAAAGAAATTCGGATCCGACATTCAAATCTTTGTGGTCGACAAAGTAACTAGAGGAGCACTTGAAACCTGTGTTCTTGCTGAAAACTATATTGATAACGATTTACCTCTCTTCATTTATACACCAGATGTTTATTTTGAACCTGTGTTTGATCCTGCAACCATCGATGAAAAGTCTGATGGTTTTCTCTTAACATTCTTGGCTAATAGCCCAGATCATAGTTATACAGAAAAAGATGAATTTGGAAAAGTGACCAGGGTTGTCGAAAAAGAAGTCATATCACAAGAAGCTAATGTGGGTCTCTACTACTTTAAAAGCGGTAAAATGTTTTTGAAGTATGGGCGAGAAGTCATCGAAAAGAATATGTTGGTCAAAAATGAATTCTATATTGCACCAATGTACAATTTAATGATTCGTGATAATCTACATGTTACTGCTGAAAATACAGAGAAAATGCATATTCTTGGGACACCAGAAACATTTGAGTTTTTCTGTAAAAGAGTTATCTCTAGATTTGGAGAAAAACCTATTGCATTAGCTTGCGATCATTCTGGATATGAAATGAAAGAGATTGCTAAAAAGCTTCTGATAAATAGAAATTTACCAGTTATTGATGTTGGAACATATGTAAATAAGCCATGTGATTATTTTGATTATGTAAGTCAATCAGCTAGATTAATCAATAATAATGATTGTGATTATGGTATTTCTTTTTGTAGGTCTGGGCAGGGTGTTAATATCGCAGCAAATCACTGTGAAGGATTAATCTCCGCTTTGACTTTTGATGAGTTTACTGCTGAATATGCAATAAAACACAATTGTGCCAATCACTTCGCAATTCCATCAAAATATGTTGATGAAAATATGTTTACTAAGATGATTGATATTTGGTTGAATACTACTTTTGATGGAGGTAGACATTTCACTAGACTGAATAAGGTACTAAAATGATTCTAATATCTCATCGCGGGAATCTTGAAGGTCCTGATTCTACGAAAGAAAATGAACCTTCTTATATCGATAAGGCTTTAAGAAATTATTTTGTCGAAGTAGATTTTCGTGTTTATGAGAATGGATTTTATTTGGGACATGATACTCCAGAATATAGTGTTTCTAAAAGTTGGTTGGAAGAGAGAAAAGATAAACTATGGGTTCACTGTAAAAATATAGATGCACTAAATTTTTGCATGGAGAATTATTTTCATTGCTTTTGGCACGATAAAGACAGTTATACATTGACATCAAAAGGTTATATTTGGGCATATCCAGGAAAAATAACAATGGGTAAATGTATAACTGTCATGCCAGAAAAAGTGTGGGATAAAGAGAAATATCTTTTAGAAAAATATTATGGAGTTTGCTCCGACTTTGTGAAAATGATAAATAAGAAATAAAACTACTTGCTGTAGAGGCAGGAAATGAAATTTAAAGATTTTTTAGCTGAAAAAGCACAGAAAAAGTGCGTTTTTGCATTCGGAAGAATGAATCCTCCAACCACAGGTCATGCAAAACTTGTGGAAAAAGTCAAAGCAATCGCAAAAGAGAACGATGCCGATCATCTAATCGTTCTATCACACTCTCACGACTCAAAAAAGAACCCTCTTAGTGCAAAAGAAAAGCTAAAGTACGTTAAAGCTTTCTTTCCTGGTGTCAATTTTTCCGTATCTTCTTCTGAACAACCAAACTTTTTAGCACAAGCAGCATCTTTGTATAAAAAAGGTGTGACTGAACTTCATATGGTCGGTGGATCAGATAGAACCTCAGAATATGAACGTTTATTGAATCGTTACAATAACGTAAAAGGTCCTCATGGTCTTTTCAATTTCACGAAAATTCAAGTACATTCTGCTGGCGAAAGAGATCCTGATGCTGAAGGAGTTGAGGGAATGTCAGCATCTAAAATGAGAGAAGCAGCAAGCAAAAGTGATTTTGCTAAATTCAAACAAGGTGTTCCATCTAATGTTTCAGATAAAATTGCAAGGGAAATGATGATGGATGTTAGAAAAGGTATGGGTATTAAAGAAAACTTTGAAAATATGATTCAAGTCATTTTGTCTGAAGGTGTTCACGACAAAGGTATTTTCAAAGCAATGTTTCTAGCTGGTGGTCCAGGTTCTGGTAAAGATTATGTTCTTGATAACACACTAGCTGGGCATGGGCTAACCGAGATTAACTCCGATAAAGCACTTGAATTCTTGATGGACAAAAAGAATCTTGATAAGAAAATGCCAGAATCGGAAAAAGAATTAAGAAACGTTGTTCGTGGTCGTGCCAAAGATATTACTGAATTACGCCAAAAATTAGCTCTTCTTGGTAGAAACGGGCTTATTATCAATGGAACAGGTGATGATCCTAAGAAAATAGCTAGAATTAAGAAAGAACTTGAAGAATTAGGAT